TGGGTTCCACCCAAAACAAGCCTTTCAAAGGCTCGCCGGTTTCCTGATCAGTAATAGCCTTATTACTGAGGCGGAAGCCGGGAATGGGCATTCCAACTTTAAGCTTGCTTTGCAATTGCTTAATAGTTGGATGACTGGCTTTCATAGTTTCGCCGGTCTGTGGATCGGTCAAACTAAGAATGCCAAATTGCAGGTTATCAGTTTGGGCTCTTGCCCCAACTTGGAATCCTGCAATTTCAGCCTTGACGCTTGACAAAGGCTGATCAGAAACAACGATGACAGCACTTTGTGTGTCAGCATTGATTCTGAATTTACGGAAAAAAACTGTCTCTGACATGGTTTTTTTTTTAAATGGTTTTACATATCCGGGGACACCCCCGGTCAAAATATAGCCGGGGAGCGGTTCAATGGGACCCCCACACAATGCGGTAAATAGGTGGGGGTGATTTACGGGGATATATATTTTCCCTATATGGATGGGGGGTAGTTAAATTTGGGACTGAAAAAAAAAATTGGTATATTGTAGTATGGATAAAGTTATTGAATTTGAAACAAAACTCAAGCAAGCTTATTATAGCACTTATAGGATCATTACTAATAAGGTTAGCTTCACGGATCTATTAGATGAGGATGTCAGTAAGGGAGCTGTGACACTTTTGGTTCATGACCCGGATAAGGAAATAAGTGAGAGTACTATAAAGGATGTGATTAAATACTATGAGGAATCCGAAGAATATGAGAGATGTGCTGAGTTATTGGATGTATTAAATAAAAAAATAAATATATAAACCTTTTTTATTTAACTTTATTTGGTATATTTGCAATAGTTAAACCAAATAAAAAATGCAAAACAATTCAGAACAAGAAGCTGGACCACAGCTTTCAAAGGAGGAAATTGCCCAAAAGAGGGAAGAGATTACAGAATTTTACAGGTCCAATATTGGGCATTTGGAGGTTCAGGTAAAATACGAAAATTTGCTTGCTGAAATTGAGGAGGCTAGAGCAAGGAGGACCAGAGCTCAAATGTTTATGGCTCAGCTTTTTGCTGATTCTAATCCGGAGACTGACTCCGCAACTGAATCAGATGAAGAAATGCTTGAAGAAGCACCTCGTAGATCTTTAAAGAGAAACTAGTATGAGGATGCTAAAAAAGGGGGATACTGGTCAAGATGTAGTAAAGCTGCAGCAACTTTTGAATTTGAAGGCTGATGGAATTTTTGGTGAAAAGACTAGAGCTGCTGTAGTAAACTATCAGTTGTACCACGAGCTTTTTCCGGATGGTGTTGTTGGAAATGCCACCTGGACGCTTCTTTTGTCAAAGACTGGTTTTGCTGAGGCTATTGATAAGGACACAGATTTATCTGTTAATTATAAGTCAAACAACTATGATCAGCTGATACATCAGTATTATATGCCTAAGAATGAGTATGTTAGTGAAAATGTACCTAAGGAGTATGTTGTTCTTCACCATACAGCCGGTGATGATAATCCTTATAGTACAATTGATATATGGGCTAAAGACACCCGTGGGCGTATAGGTACTGAGTTTGTGTTGGGTGGTCAAGATCATACTACAAGTGCAAGCAAATATGATGGCACAATGGTTCAAGCTTTTCCGACTGGTAATAATGCTTGGCACATAGGTAACTCAGGATCAGGCTATATGAATCGGAGGGCTGTAGGTCTGGAAATTTGCTCAATAGGGTATCTTGACGCTAAATTTAAAACCTACAAGAAGAGCACTGCTGCTCCTGAGCAGGTTATTACGTTAGACTCACCATTTAGGGGATTTGTAAATTGGCACCGGTATTCAGATAACCAAATTGATGCTATATCTAAATGGTTAAGGTTTATTGGTGAAAGAGATGGTGTTGATTTAAAAGTTGGTTTGTACGAGTGGATTAAGAAAGACGGCCCCAAGAAAGCTTTTGAATTTCAGGAGGATGCTTATTATGGAAAAGTAAAAGGTTTATTATCTCACACTAATATCAGGCGTGATAAGATGGATGTTTATCCGGATCCAAGGCTGATAGATGTTATTATGAGTTTATAGTAAACCATTAAGTGTAAACTAATATAAAATGCCATTAGTAAATAAAGTAGATAAGAGAATTAGAACAACGAGTGAAAATGCTGTGAAATATCAGATTTTCACTCATTGCTTCTTTAATTCAATTCATATTACAGATTCTGAGTTAGATTGTTTAACGCAACTTGCTTTAAATAAAGACATTGAGCTTACTAAGTTCTGCAGTATTGTGTTCAATATGAAAATTTTTAAGAGTGAACAATCTGTGCGTAATGCTTTGGCTAAAGCGTACTCTAGGAATCTTATAGTTAAATCCGGTAAAAACAAAAAAATTATCAGACTTAATGATGATATACAAGTTCCTGAACCAGGAAACATACTTTTAGATTTTAAAATATTTGGTAGTGAATCCTAAAAAGTACAAAGATTTTGAAGATGGTATTGCCGAAGAAGTTGGTGTACATCCTAAGGTTGTCTCTGATTTTATAGATTTTTTCTACACTGAAGTTAGAAAAAATTTAAGTAATTTAAATAGTACCAGGGTTTACATTGAGAGTCTTGGTACGTTTGTAATTAGGAAAAAGAAATTGGAAAAGACTATTAAGAGAAATAAAGATATTTTAGGGAATCTTGCTAAGAACACGTACAATGGTTATGAAAAAAGCGTTGCTGTAAAAGAAAAGCTTGAAATGCTTGAAAAGATAAATGCTGAGTATGATGAGATTTTAAAAGACAAACAAAAGTTTAAGATTGATAAGTATTCAAAAACAAAAAGTTAAAAATGGATTTAAAGAAATTTTTAGGCGCTTTTGGAAATAGTTCTCAGATATTTGAGGGTATTAAGAACAATATCTTTAAAAAGGAACATATAGAAGCAGAGGCTGCATTACGGTGGTCTATATGTAAAAAATGCGACAGCCTGGATACAATTGGTGAAAAGTGTATTGCTTATGGTACGCAACCATGTTGTAAAGAGTGCGGTTGCAGTTTACAATTTAAAACTCGTGCTTTGTCATCTAGTTGCCCAAAGAACAAGTGGAAAGCAATTATGGATGAAGAAACAGAACAAAAACTTAAAACAAATATTAATTATGAAGATTGAACTTTTTGAATCTGAGATTAACGCTATTGATAGTAATGAAGAATTGGGGGAGTATGTTAGATCTAAAATGCTATTTGTTAAGTCTATTGATAATGAAGAAGCATTTGAAATATTGCTTAGTGATTTAAATGATATTGATAATTCTGATGGTGAAGCTGGTTTGAATGATTCCGTTATACCGGAAGGTGAATATATCAATATGTTAGAAAATGTTTCTATTTCAGCATATCCACCTAATGAGTGGGTTTCTACTAATACTTCTATTTATAATTTGGATATTAAGTTTTAACTATGGGTGTTTTATTTAATGAGGCCGGGCATGAATACAAAAGTATTAAAGATGACGGTATAGACTGGGTTAGTGTAACATCTTTTATTGGTAAGTTTAAGCGTAAGTTTGATGCTAGAGCTACAGCAAAGAAGGTAGTGCAAAATAAAAAATCAAAATGGTATGGGATGAAGGAGTCCGATGTTATTGCCATTTGGGATAATGAAACAGAACGAGCTATTACTTTAGGTAATTGGTATCACCGGCAAAGGGAATCTGATTTTTTTGAATTTGAAACTATAAGCAAAGATGGTGTTGAGCTTCCAATTGTAAAACCAATTATTGAAAATGGAGTTAAGATTTCATCAGATCAAAGATTATGTGAAGGGATTTATCCTGAGCATTTAGTTTATTTGAAGTCTGCCGGAATTTGTGGCCAAGCAGATTTAATTGAGGTTATTGGCAATACGTTTAATATCACAGACTATAAAACAAATAAGGAGATTAAAGAGAAAAGTTTTACAAATTGGGAGGGTGTATCTGAAAAGATGGAAGCACCACTTTCACATTTAGATGACTGCAATCTTAATCATTATAACTTACAATTGAGTATTTATGCGTATATTATAAAGAAGCATAATCCGAGATTAAGTGTTGGCAAACTCACATTACAGCATGTGAAATTTTCTCAAATTGGAAATGACAAAAATGGTTATCCCATAATTGAGTATTCCAACGGGGAACCGGTTATTGAAGATATCGTATTTTATGAGCTTCCATATTTAAAGGATGAAGTTAGTAGTTTAATGCATTGGTTAAAAGATAGAAAATGATAATAAGATTATTTGATGTTCAAAATGGTAAAGCAATTCCAACTGAACATTGCTATATACTGGATTCCTTAAAAGCCGTTATGGAAAGTTATCCGGAAACGTATATGTCTGTTTATCAGTATATATTTTATATGACCTGCCCTAATCCAGATATGAATCCTTTTTTTAATGTACCTGAAAGTGAAAAAGAAGAATTAATCATTGAAGCTGTATTATTGGAAGAATCTCCCGAAGATGAAGTAATTTTAAGGGCTATTGCAACATGTAATAAACTTTATGAAACACCTACATACAGAGCTTATAGAGGTATTAAGTCTATGTTAGATAGATTAGCTAAATATATGGAAACAACAGCTATTGAACATGGTCGAGATGGCAATATTAATTCACTTATAAACGCTGCAGCAAAGTTTGAACAAATTAGAGCATCGTATAAAGGAACTCTAAATGATATGAAACAAGAACAAGAAAGTCATGTTCGTGGTGGTCAAGGTTTAGCTTATGATCAAATTTAATTTATGGCGTATTTAAATCATAATCTTCCATTGACACCTTGCTTTATCCGCAATGAGTTTTTGTTTAACCATGAGCGTGGTTATGGTGAATATACTGTGGCAAACATACATACTGTTGCATCAATAGAAGGAATGGTACCTTTGTTTGAGGCGTTTTTAGAAAATGGAGTTAATTGGACTCGCCGGCCTATTCATGCTTTTTGCTGGAAAAAAGATGCAGAAGTTTTACCGCTCAGTGAACATGTTTACTGGGATAGTTTTAGTCCGTACATTGATGTGCAAGTAAGAGCACGTTTGTATCCATTAAGTGCTGAATTGCGATCTATTAGTGGGGTTAAAAGATTGGGTGTCTATATGTTTACACTCGATTGGTCTCACGAAAACAAAACAATGTTGGACACAAATTTTTCTGAAACATATGAGCATAAATGTGGGCATGTGTTTAAAATGGATAATGGCAACTATTTTATTTATCCCAATAACAGGATTGTTTGGATTGATAAAGCTTACACATTTAACAGAATTAATAATAACCCAGGTTATAAAATTGACACGAATTTGTACACTGTTGATTCTAGTCGCGGTTATTCTACAGATAGTAGTTATATTACAGATTTTAATACAGAAACAAAACTATGATTTTATTTAAAACTTCAATTAGAGAATCAAACGGCAAGGGATTAGGTTTGTTTACTGATGAGTTTATTCCAAAAGACTCATTGGTATATAAAGATAGTACTAGCAAAATTCATAAAAATGATATCCAAAAGCTAAGTGCCTTTTCAACTTTATATATTGAAACTTACACTTGGAATGTGGGTGATTATGTATATTATACTGTGGATGATACTATGTATATTAATCATGCCGACAATCCATCTGTTGACGGTGCCACTGGAAAGGCTCTACGAGATATTAATGTTGGAGAAGAAATTACAGAGCATTATTCTACATTTGATCCTACTTATGATACGTATAAACATTTATTAAAGCCTTAATTATGAGTAAACATCCTAAATTAATTTTTTGTTATTGGGACGATTGCCATTTTATAAATGAAGGAAATAAGAAAAAATATAAAATAGTAAAAGATGAAAAACCAAAAGATAACCCCGATAGGGAAAAAGATCCTGATACTGGAAAAAAAACCTGAGCAATTTTTTCCAGGCACTAAGATTATTATTCCGGATAATGTCCGTGAAAAAACCTATCAAGGCCACGTAGTTGGCATTGGTAAAGAAATTTCTGACATTAATGTTGGAGATTTAGTTCAGTATGTTGATTATGCTAATGCACAGGAAATGTACCATGATGGTGTAAAACATCTACTAATTTCTCACGCTGATATTCTAGCTGTAATTACAGATTTTAGTGATTAGAGTTATACCCACATACGAGAATAACACATGGACCGTCACAAAATTTGATACGGATCAGGAGTTTATTGATTTTATACTTTCTATATTTAAAGTTCCTGGTGAATATGCCTTTGATGAAACATCTTGGGCATTTAATGAACAATCTAAAAATTTTGAGAGTCAGGGTTTTTACTGTGCTGCTCCATTTAGATCTAAAGATTTTAATTATTACTGGGATGATCAAAAGGAAAAGTGTAGAAAAGGAGTAATTTTTAAAAACAATGGTAATTTTTGGTACCTTACTAGGGATTATTATATGTGGCTTAACTTTCTTCCTATTTATGATAAGGAAGAAAAAAAGTATGGGTTTGCTAAAGTAAGGGACGCTCAATATCATATGGCTTTGTATGAGCTATTAGCGGAACTAAATTACAAGCATGTAGCAATATTAAAAAAACGTCAGATTGCATCTTCTTACTTTCACATGGGTAAGATTATAAACACATATTGGTTTGAAGAGGGTAGCGTTTGTAAGATTGGTGCAAGTTTGAAAGATTATATAAACGATAAAGGTTCATGGAAATTCTTAGACGAATACAAAGACTTTCTTAATGAACACACTGCTTGGTACAGACCAAGCAATCCCGAAAAGGTTTTATTATGGCAGCAGCAAATTGAAGTAAGGGTTGGTAATAGAAAAACAACAAAGGGTTTAAAATCTAAAATACAAGGCACTTCATTTGAGAAAAGTCCAACCACCGGTGTTGGTGGACCAACGACATATTTCTTTCATGAAGAAGCGGGTATTGCGCCAAAGATGATGGAAACCTATGAGTATTTAAGACCGGCAATGTCATCTGGCCAACTTACAACTGGTATGTTTATTGGTGCTGGTTCTGTGGGTGATTTGGAACAATGCAAGCCACTCAAAGACATGATATTAAATCCCACTAATAATGATATATATGCTGTTGAAACAGATTTAATTGATGGGGATAATACTATTGGTTTAGCCGGTTTATTTATACCTGAACAATGGTCAATGCCTCCGTATATTGACGAATATGGTAATTCTTTAGTATCAGAGGCGCTAGAAAGTATTTATAATCAAAGGGCTAAATGGAAGCTAGAATTAAACCCAGAGCAATATCAACTTAGGATATCTCAGTCCCCAACTAATATTGCTGAAGCTTTTGCTTACAGAAAAGAATCTATATTTCCCCAAGGTATTATTACAAAGCATCTTAAGAAGATAGAAGAAAAAAATTATCCTTATGAGTGCATTGAATTAGAAATGACTAGCAGTGGGCTTGAAGCAAAAAGAAGCAACAAGCTTCCTATATCACAGTTTCCTATAGATAAGCAATCTACGGATAAGTCTGGAGTATTGGTTGTTTGGGAAAGACCTGCTAAAAATTCCGGGTTTTTAAATTACTACGCATCTGTTGACCCTGTTTCAGAAGGTAAAACAACCACATCTGATTCTTTGTGTAGCATTTATATTTATAAAACGGCTACAGAAGTTAGGCGTGAAACCCCGGATGGCTATGAATCTTTTATAGAAAAGGATAAAATTGTTGCTGCCTGGTGTGGCCGATATGATGATATTAATAAAACACACGAGCAATTAGAAAAAATTATTGAATGGTATAATGCTTGGACTGTAGTGGAAAACAACATATCCCTTTTTATTCAGCACATGATATCGAAGAAAAAGCAAAAGTATCTTGTGCCAAAGCATCAAATTTTATTCCTAAAAGATTTGGCATCAAATACCACTGTTTATCAAGAGTATGGTTGGAAGAACACAGGTACTTTGTTTAAAAGTCACCTTATTTCTTACGCCATTGAGTTTTTAAGGGAAGAAATTGATAGCGAGCTTGATTCTGAGGGGAACATTATTAGTACTACGTTTGGTATTGAAAGAATTCCGGATCCAATGCTATTAAAGGAGATGCTAGCTTATCAACCAGGTGTAAACGTTGACCGGCTAGTTTCTTTTTCAGCTTTAGTTGCTTTTGCTAAAATACAGCAGTCAAATAGGGGATTTACCAAAAGAAATGAAGAAGATAATACAAAGAACTTGGAAAATCAGAAAAATTTGTATAAATTAAAGTATAGTCCGTTTAAAAATTTGGAAAAGAGGGGATCCACAATTTCCAGTAAAGTTTCTAAATCGGCTTTTAAAAATTTTAAATAATGAAATTATATAACGCACTGGATTTAAAAAAAGGGGCTAAGGCAGAAGACTATCAAGCTACATCGAGTCTTACACAACCAGTTCAGTTTTTACCTCAAAATGAAAAAAATGATGATTGGGCTGCTTGGAACATAGACTGGCTTGAAATACAGGGTGTTGAGTTTTTGAGAATGAATTCAAGAAAACTACTTAAAAACTATAAACTTGCTAGAGGAATTATAGATAAAACAGATTACATTGTTTCAGATGATAATGATTACAGTGATGTGCTTGATGTTTTGACAAAAGAAACTGAATCTGCTTTGGAGCTTAAATTTTATCCTATTATTCCAAATGTGATTAATGTATTGTCCGGTGAATTTTCAAAAAGGTACAATGGCATTCAGTTTAGGGCTGTTGATGATACGTCTTATAATGAGATGTTAGAGCAAAAAAGAATGCTTATTGAGCAAAATTTATTGGCTGATGCACAGTCTAAGCTTATTGCTAATATGATTGAAATGGGGATGGATCCTGAGAGCGAAGAGGCTAAACAAGCAATGTCCCCTGAAAATATTAAGTCTTTGCCTGAGATTGAAGATTTTTTTAAGAAGGATTATAGGTCTTTAGTTGAAGAATGGGCATCTCACCAGTATAAAGTTGACGAAGAGAGATTTAAAATGCAAGAGCTAGAGGAAAGAGCCTTTAGGGATATGCTTATAGTAGATAGAGAGTTTTGGCATTTTAAAATGCTTGAAGATGATTATGATATTGAGTTGTGGAATCCGGTTTTAACTTTTTACCACAAATCTCCTGATAATCGTTACATATCAGAGGGAAACTTTGTTGGTAAGATTGATTTAATAACTGCAGCTGATGTTGTTGATAAGTATGGTTATTTAATGACTGAGCAACAATTAGTTTCTCTCCAAAATATTTATCCTGCAAAATCAGCTTTATATCAAGTTAATGGCTATCAAAATGATGGTAGTTATTATGATGCCACTAAATCTCATGAATGGAACACAAATTCACCGGGCCTTGACTATAGACGTTTTGTGAGTAATTGGACTAATGACCCAGCTGCCGGTGGAGATATTTTGAGCGCTATTTTAAAAGAGGGTGACGATATTTCAAATTGGGGTGAAAGATATTTGATGAGAGTGTGCACAGTTTATTGGAAGACACAACGAAAATTAGGTCATTTAACTAAAATAACTGCGGAAGGAGAGGTTATTCAGGAAATTATAGATGAGAACTTTAAAGTCACTGAAAAGCCTATATATGACACGTCATTGTTTAAAAATAAAACAAAAGAGAATCTATTAGAGGGTGAGCATATTGACTGGATTTGGATTAATGAGGTTTGGGGTGGAGTTAAGATTGGGCCAAACCTACCTTCTTTTTGGAGATCTAATATATCTAATAATGTTAGTCCTATTTACTTAGGTATAAATAGAAAAAAACCTGGTAGAATTCCTTTTCAGTTTAAAGGTAGTCATACTTTGTATGGGTGCAAGCTTCCTGTTGAAGGTCGTGTATTTTCGGATAGGAATACAAAATCAACATCTCTGGTTGATTTGATGAAAGCCTATCAAATTGGTTACAATATGGTAAATAACCAAATTGCGGATATATTGGTTGATGAACTTGGTACTGTTATTATGTTTGACCAGAATGCTATTCCTAGGCATTCTATGGGAGAGGATTGGGGTAAGCATAACTATGCCAAAGCTTATGTGGCAATGAAAAATTTTCAGATGCTTCCTTTGGATACATCCATTACCAACACTGAAAACCCATTGGCATTTCAACATTATCAAACTCTAGATCTTGAACAAACAAAAAGATTGATGTCAAGAATTCAACTTGCTAATTACTTTAAGCAGCAAGCTTTTGAGTCAATTGGTGTTAATGCTCAGAGACTTGGGGGTGCTATTGCCCAAGAAACAGCTACCGGTGTGACTCAAGCTTTGAATCAGTCATACGCGCAAACTGAAATTTACTTTAATCAACACTCTGATTATCTGATGCCTAGAGTTCATCAAATGAGAACTGATTTGGCTCAGTTTTACCAGAGCTCAAATCCTAGCATTAGACTTAGTTATATTACAAGTGAAGCTGAAAAAGTTAATTTTAGTATTAATGGTACAACATTGTTACTTAGAGATTTTAATGTTTTTGCTACGACAAAGACTAACCATAGGTCAGTTTTGGATCAACTAAAACAACTTGCAATTCAGAATAATACAGCCGGCGCTTCAATTTATGATCTTGGTAATATCATTAAATCTGAATCTATAGCTGAGATTACAACCGCTCTTAAAACTTCTGAGGCAAAGCAAAATGAACTTAGAAATAAAGAGCTTGAGAATCAAAGGCAAATGCAAGAACAGCAGTTGCAAGCACGTGCAATGGAGAATCAAGAGAAAATAAATTTTGAAGCTTCTGAGAATGAAAAGAACAGGCAGAAAGATATTATAGTTGCTGAAATTCGTTCTGCAGCTTTTGGATCTGGTCAAGATGTTAACCAAAATATGGTTTCTGATTACAAAGATGCAATGGGTGAAATTCGTAAAACCACTGAATATCAGGAACAAATGAATTTTAAACGTGAGGAAAATGCCACTAAAACCGGTATTGAAAGGGAGAAGTTAAACGTTGAAAAAGAAAGATTAACTACCCAACGTGATGTTGCCCAAACTCAGCTTGAAATAGCTAGAGAAAATAAAAATAAGTATGATTCAAAGCCAAATAAAAAATAATTAATGTTTAACGAAAAAAATATTTTTGTCATAGCTATATGATGTAAAATATTTTTTTTGTAAAAAATTTTATAGGTTTAATTTGGAAATACTTTTTTATATTATATACATAACCAACAAACCAAAAAATATATGAGTGCACAAGAAATACAAACTAAAGTTGAAGTTTTAGATCTAGACATAGATCAGCTTTTCGGTGGAACTGCTTCTGCTGAAAGCATTACTGTTCCTGATTCCGGAACCGGTTCAGATAAAAAGTCTGTTAATATTTTTTCTAAAGCAAAACCCGCAGACTTTTCATTTACTGAACCAATTGATGATGGTAATAAAGAGATTACAGATGATAAATCTAATGCTGCATCAAATACCGAATTAAATGATAAGTTAGATAAAAATGAAACTACTAATGTAGATGATTTTGATTCTTTTACTAAAGATGATGATAAGACTGAGAATAGAGGTAGAAAGAAAATTGAAGGTATTGCAGATGTGTTTAGCAAACTAATTAAGGATGAAAAAATTGTTCCTTTTGATGATGATAAACCATTTTCTGAATACACGCTTAAAGATTGGGAAGAATTGATTGAAGCTAACTTAGAAGAAAAAGCTAATCAAACAAGACAAGAAACCCCAAAACAGTTTTTTGAGTCCTTGCCTGAGGAGTTGCAAATTGCAGCACGTTATGTAGCTAATGGCGGTACAGATCTTAAAAGTTTGTTTCAAACATTAGCTCATGTTGAAGAAACTAGGGATCTTGATGTAAAAAATGAGAAGGACCAGGAAAAGATTATTAGAGATTATCTTCATTTCACCGGTTATGGTAGTGAGTCAGATATTGAAGAAGAAATTGAAGTTTGGAAAGATTTAGGAAAACTTGAAGCCCAAGCTAATAAGTTTAAGCCAAAGTTGGATAAGATGCGCGAAGAAGTTGTGGCTAAAAAGCTTGAGGAACAGGAACTTAGGAGAAAACAACAAGAAACTGCATCACGCAGATATGCGCATAATGTTTATGAAACATTGAAGAATGGAGAGTTGGGTGAAATTAAACTAGACAAAAAAACACAAAACATGCTTTTCTCTGGTTTAGTTGAACCAAATTATCCATCGGTTAGTGGAAGAAACACAAATTTATTGGGTCATCTTTTGGAAAAATACCAATTTGTTGAGCCAAATTATTCTTTGATTTCAGAGGCGCTTTGGTTGCTATCTGACCCAGATGGGTACAAGTCTAAAATTATGGAAAAGGGATCGCAGAAGGCCGTTGAAGCAACTGTTAGAAAACTTAAAATAGAACAGGCAGCTAATAGCTCAAGTTCTACAGGAGTATATGATAATGAAGAATCAAATAACAAGAGAAAAATACAGAGACCGAATAACTTTTTTAAACGCTTTTAACCTTTAACAATTAAACAAAAATAAATTATGGCAACACCAGTTTTAAACAATGGAATCTTCCTGAGGGATACTAACTACAAGGCTAGTTCTCACGTTGATTCATATCACCTAACTCAAATGTTGGGTAGCGCAGAACCTATGGATATGGGTCCTGTTGATTTGTGGGCAATGACTCAAAAAGTTGAAATGCCTTTGTACCAAATGGCTTCTTTCGGCGGTAAGAACACTATTCTAGTGGACAACGCTCGCGGAGAATACAAATGGCAAACGCCTATTGCACAAGATCTTCCTTTTATTGTTTTGGATCTTGATTCAGCTAACACTACCAAAGGTATTGATGGCACCACCTTCGCTATTAAACTTTCCAAAAGATCTTTTGGTCATGGTGATATCATCACTTATGATAAGTATAATGGTGTTGAATTGTACGTGACTGCTGCAGATATTATTTCTGCCGGTGACGGTTTTATTTACACTGTTCAGTTGGTAAATAACAACAATTCTGCTGTTCTTGCAAATAAGTATCTTGCGCCTGGCACCAAGTTTTTCCGCAAAGGTTCTGCCCGCGGAGAATATGGAGAGCGTTTCTCTGATATGGAGACTGGTTCCGGATTCCGTGAGTTTTATAACTTTGTAGGAGGAGCTGAAGCTCACGTACACTATTCAATTTCAAGCCGTGCTGATTTGATGATCAAAGGTGGTTTGAATGCAGATGGAACTGTACCAGTAACCGAAATCTGGAGAAACTTTAACCAAGATCAAAACAATCCTTCCGTTTCTTCAATTGAAGAACTTGTTGCTGCTATGGGTAAATCCGGTGCAAGACAAGCTTTTGAAAGCGGTCAGTTGTCTAGGACTTTTATCACTAATCTTGAAGCCGCCCACCTTAGCAAAATTGCTAATGACATTGAAACTTATTTGATGTGGGGTAAAGGTGGTAGGGTTAAGCAAGATGGTCCAGATGATCTTCGTCTTTCTGTTGGTTTGTGGAGTCAGCTTGACAATTCATTTAAGAGAGTTTACAACAAATCTTCTTTCTCTTTGGATATGTTCAAGTCTGAGCTTTATAATTTCTACCAAGGAAAAGTTGAGTTCAAAGGTCCAGATCCTCAGCGCAAGCTTGTTGTTCAAACCGGCATTGGTGGTATGCAAATGATTAACAAAGCAATTGCCGATGAAGTATATGGTTCTGGTTTGGTTCAAAATGCATCTGATATCGGAGCTGTTAATGGCAAAGGTATGGATCTTGATTTTGGATTTGCCTACACCAGCTTCACAATTCCATTTTTGGCAAATGTTAAGTTTGTTCTTAATCCAGCTTTTGATAATCTGCATACAAACGATGTAGAAAACCCATTGATTGATGGCCGTCCTTTGAGTTCTTATAGTTTCATTATTTTTGATGTCACCGAAAATGGTAATGATAACATCTATCTTTTGAAACTTAGCTGGGACAACCAATTGAAGTGGTTCTATCAAAATGGTACTATGGACTATATGGGTCGTACTCAAGGCTTTGCTTCTTCCGGAAACTTTAATGGTTACCGTGTGTACATGAGCCAGACCATGCCTGCTATTTGGGTTAAAGACCCAACCAAAGTCCTGAAAATTGTGATGCGGAATCCTGTTACGGGAGGTTCATTCTAAGATTTGTGAATCAAAAAAATGGGGAGGTCATAGAGCCTCCCCACTTTTTTTTTACTTAACAATTTAATTTAAATACTATGTCAATTTATAAAAAAGGACCTTTTAAATACATTTGGGAATTCACAAATGTAACTGTAAATAAATTTAATGAAGCTGCTATTGCGGCTGGACTGTTCAAGCAACCTGAATTTGGTACAGAAGCTTTTGCTGATGTACAAACTACTTTGGTTGCCAGATCTTACGCTGATAATGCTGCTGCAGTAACAGCAGGTTTGGCAGTTGGTCAACTTTATCTTAACACTACTACAAAAGCAATTACTGTAGTAACAGCATAAAACTCAAAAAACTTTTGCCGGGAAACCGGCATTAGGAATAAAAATTGTAAATAATTATTTACTTTTGAGTTCTAATTTAAAACCTAAACCAAATTAATATGAATGATTACACGATTGTAGAAAAGTACCAACAAAACAAAAACAAAACAATTGCAATTCGTCCTTATTTTGATTCAAGTAAGCAAAATATGGGCCTTGAAAATTATGGCATGGCTCTTTATGATGGTGTTTGGCACCAGGAATCATTGGCTTGCTTAGAACTTAACGGCGTAAAAAGATATGTGACAGGCTTAAATGAGTTTGCTCCAGAGATTAAAAGATTGCCGGCAGCTGAGAGAGAGGTTAAGATTAAAGAAATAAGAAAGACAGTTGCTCAATTGGAAGCTGAGCTTGCGGCAAATGTTATTGATCCGGAAGATAAAGATTTTTGGAACAAGGTCACTTTGCTTAAACCTGACAATGATAAATTTTGGTCTAAGATTTCATTGCGTTGCGGCAATGACCCTGTTTATTTAGATCCAGAAACAGATCCTTATGATCTCATTAAACTGTATGCTATAAATGCAGGTGGTTTTAGTATTGTTGCAAAATCATTGAAAGAAGCAAAAACTTCTTCAGATTCTCCTAAGTTTTACTTGGATCAGTTGCAAGAAACTGTAAATACAAGAACTGAATTGAGCAAGATTAGGAATCGTGCAATTGCAGAGCTTCAAAAGCTTTATGATACCAATACAAATAAATTAATGTATGTAGCTAAGGTTGTTGATATTAATAGTACACAATACACAAAGTCTACACCAAATGATATTTTGTATGAAAATATGGATTTGTTCATTAATGGTGAGGGTTCTGAATCAAACAAAATTAGAGCTGCTAAGCTGTTTTTGGAAGCTTCTGATTCTTCAATGGAAACTCTAAAGATTAGAGCTTTAGTTAAGGATTCAATATTCTACAGATTTATTGTTCCAAAAGCAAACGGTTGGATTGAAACTTTGGATGGTAATCAAAAGCTAGGTAAAAATCCAAGTGAAGTAGTTGAGTTTTTAAAAGATCCAATTAATGAAGAGATCCTTTCATCTTTGTTGAACAAAATTGAAACATATTGGGTAATTTAATTATATGAATAATCAAATTCTACGGTTAAAGTTAAAACAAAGGCTTAATAAACTTTCCAGTAATGACTATGATAATATAGAAAACTGGCAGATTATTGAAGCTTTTAATAAAGCTCAAGTAGAATGGGTTAGGCGGATGCTTCATGGAAATAATCTGTACAAAGAGGGAGATGAGTTTTCTAAAAGGCGAATTGATGATTTGCAAATTTTGCTGACCGAGTTAAAATTGGTTGGAACATCTAATGGTAAATACTTTGAAACAAGTAACTTTCCTCCCACTGATTATTTAGAATATAAGAGATTGAGCACTAATGCTTATAGTGAGTGCTGTCAAGATCCTAGGTCAATGACTGTGTATCTTGTTGAAGAAGCAAATATTAGTTTGTATTTAAGAGATCCATTGAAAAGACCTGATTTTGATTGGAGTGAAACTATTGCCACTTTGATTAATAATAAGGTTAGAATTTATGTGAGAGATTTTAATCTTTCAGATCCTGTTTTAACTTACTATAGGGAACCTGTAAAAATTCAGTTTAATGGTGTTTTAAATCCTTACACCGGTTTGATATCTTCTGCGGATGTTACATGTGAATTTAAAGATGATATTACGGAAGTTATTCTTGATGATACTGCAGCAATTATAGCAGGTGATATTGAGAATTTTAGTCAAATGCAAAGAGAACAGCAATCAGCAGAAAGAAATAACTAAAAATGGAATATAAAAGATCACTAAAATCAAAGTTAAAGTCTAGTTCAGAAGAGACTAATCAAACTGTTTTGAAAAGAACAAAACCAGCAAGATCTGCTGAAATGCAAAAGGTTGATACTATGACCGGCGCTTTAGTTTTGGAACTTATGAATGCTGCAACTAGTTTTCATAAACTGCATTTGAAAGTTACAGGGCCGGGTTCTTATGCGGCCCACAAAGCATTAAATGAAATTTATGATGCTTTGCCTGGGTTAGCGGATTCTATTGCTGAAGGATATCAAGGCGCATGTGAGATAATTTTGGATTGCAAAGCCGAACCATTAGTTTATCTTGAAAATGTGGATGATGCAATTGAATACTTGAGACAACTTAAAACGCAGATTTCTGATTTACAAGCTGTGATGCATCATAGTGAAATTACAAATTTATTGGATACTGTAAAAGATGCTCTTAATAGTGCAAAATACAAATTAATTTTTTTAGCTTAAATGTTTGAAAATTAAAAAAAATAGTTTATATTATATATGTGCACGGTGCACAAAATGTTTGTTTATAAAATTTAAATTAAAAAAAAATGTCGTACTTTAATCACTCTTTTTCCAAAGCATTTGTTGTAAATAGCTTTGCGGCTTCCGGTGTAAAAACATCAGCTTTTACTCCTGGACAGTTTGAACTTGTAAATGGAAATACTTGGGCATCCATTGCAGCTGCTGCAGCTGGAACTATTCCCACTGGTATTTTGTTTTATCTTGTTCAAGGTAGTTTTCATATTGAAGACAACATTGGTAATAATCCTGGTCATGGCGGGTACAAAGAATCCGTTAAGTCTAAGGGTATTAATCCAAGGTATGTCAGCAGATTGTGGTCTTCTGAGTGTGTAACTGCTACTGCAGCAACCACAAAAATTGAAGTTGGACCAACTTGTGCTCCATGTGGAACAAATTTGTTTTTGCGTTTGGATGTCAAAGGCGCTCCAGCATTGAGATTTTTGAATCATAATGCTTATGCAATTGGTGATAGTTCCGGAAGTTCTGCCGTAAATGTTGTACCTGGTAATTGCTGTGCAATTGACCAAGAGTATCTTGATCCAGCTGTTGCTTTGGCCAAAGCCGCTGCAATGTTGCTTGAAGATCCTATTATCAAGCCTTTTGCAATTGAAAAGACCGGTGGTGGAATGACTGTGAAAGTTGGTAGTGCAGCTGCTGTTACTTACACTATTCAACAAGTTTTGGGTTTGGCTTCTTCTGGAAACTACACTCCTTCTACTAATCCAGTTACTGATAACATCGTTGCTTCTGTTACTTTCCAAGGTGCTTATGTTGACACTAAGTTTGGTAATTGTTCTTTTGACACTCGCGACTATTATGGTAAAGAGCCTGTTCAGTTGATTGGTTCAATCTTGAATGAAACCGGTGATCCTTGTAATACTTGCGGTGTTGTGACAACTGTTCCTGGAACAATGCAACAAACTTCTGGTGAAACTGTTTTGAGGGATGTATTGCTAACCGAGGCTTACATGCAATCTCCTTATAATCAAGGCAATCCTGATTCTGCACGTATCCGTCAGATTGAAGGTTCTGATGATATTGTTACTGCAATTGATCGTGATGCTTTGTACAAAGTGTATTATATTCAGCATAGCATTCCAAGGCTGAACAATCCTTCTAGCACTTTTGATAATGATCAATATGTGTACAAGATTTATGTGAAGTGTAGTGCAAGTGCAACAATTACTGCAATGGATACATTGATGGGTAAAATTGCAACTGTTTGTACTTCGTCTGGTAATCCAATTACCTTTGAGACAAACATAGATTAATAAATTGTAAAATTGAAAAAAAGGTGAGTTAATTCTCACCTTTTTTTTTGATTTATGTTTTTTTTTAGTTATATTATAAGTATAACAAACTGTTAAATGTCTAGTAAACACATATTAAGCTTAGAAGTTCCTACAGTGGCAAACTGTGAGATTTTATCTATAAGGGATACTAGTCAATATTCTACTTTATTACCTATAGATTGCCCGGAGCTTTTAATCACTGTTCCTGGGTTTAATTCTTCAATTATAGTTCAGACTACTCCGAAGTTTTTTGTAAACTTAAATGCTTGTGATTTAGCTTTACAAACCTCAGGGTGTAATGAACAAAGAGCTCCATTATCAGATGGTGTTTATATTATAAGATATAGTCTTTCTCCAAAGGACAAAGTTTATGTTGAGTACAATCATTTGAGAGTTACAAGCATTTTAAATGCATACTATAAGACTCTTTGTTGCCTTGATCTAAATAATTGTGAACCATTTTCGGAAAAAGCTGATTTGATTAAGGAATTGCAATACATTAAAACTATAATAGATGGTGCGGTTGCTAATGTTGAATACTGCAGTAGTCCATCAAAGGGCATGGATATGTATAATTATGCTCTTAACCGGTTAGATAAAATTATTTGTAAAAGTTGTGGATGTAATTAATTATGAATTGTAAACATTGCGATAAAGGTTTTAGTTGCGGTTGTCAAAAGACAACGGCTCAAGATGGGAGTCTTGTTCACAAGACTTGTTTGTCTGATTATGAAAAAAGCAAAAAGAAGTAAAATTTAAATGACTATAAATACAATACAAACAGAGAAAAGTTTTGGAGAAGCTGTTTATAGGAGCTTTAAAGAGAAGAAGTATGGAATTGCTTCATGCTGTTATATTGATTTAGAAAAATTAAAAATTAAAAAAGAACTTTGTGATTGGCAGAATATTTCACCTTGTGAATCAAGTTGTGGTGCCGGGGTTTCCACGGTTGTAAATGTGGGCCTTGTTGGAACAAGTGTTATCAATAGTTCTTGTGATTCAGACCAAAGTTGCCCTCAAGTTACAGCATGCCCAGATAATAATGTTTTAACTAGTATTTTAAATCAATTAAACGTTATACAAGATGAAATACAAAACATAAAGCCTGATTCCTATGTTTTTGTGCAACCTACACCGGCATCTATTTGGATAATAGAACATGATTTGAATAAATACCCAAATGTGTCAATTGAAGATTCAACTGGAGATGACGTTATGGGTCAAATATCTTATATAAATTTAAACAAAGTTCAACTAACATTTATAGTTCCTATTTCGGGAACTGCTTATCTGTCTTAATCTTTTAAATTAAAAAACTATGTCATTAAAAATTTTATCGCATATTACATCATTTAATATTGATATGCAAAAGAATCAACTGCAAAATGCAGTTGTTCATCCTTTAGCTTCCGCTCCAGCTAGCGCAGTGGCAGGTCAAATTTACTATAATAACGTTAGTGGTGATCTGCTTTTTTATAATGGTAGCACATGGGTTAGTTCTGCGGGTGTTACAAGTGTTACAGCAGGTAATGGTATTACTGTAACTGGAACCAACACGGTTACAGTTACTAATGCTACTGTAGGATTTACATCAACAACAAAAAGCGGTACTGCAGTAACTCTTACCAGCGCGTCAACAACTACACAACGGTTTACTGGTACTGGTAATCAAACCATTGTTTTACCA